TACACACCTTCGTTCTCTACGTAAGTAGCTTTAACATTAGAACTTTGAGATATGTTCCTAGTCAATGTATCTTTAATTGAAGGAGAATAATCAGCAAGTGGTACTTTATCTAGCTCAGTTGTTCTATTTAAAGACTTCAGTCCAGTATCTGATAGGAATAGTAAATCATCACCTACAGCTTGTACTGTATCTCTAGAAGTACACCCGACACCTCTAATAACTTCATCTAATGACATATTAGTAGGGTCACTAGGATTGTTGTAAATAACAATATTGTGTTTACCGAAAATAACTAGCTTACCGTAGAAGGGAGCGATGGCTACAATCACATCTGTACCCCATACGGTATTCAAATCAATAGAACCGAAAGCTCCTGTAGTCCAGTTGTCACCTTGTAAGGTATCTGTGTAATACATTACATCCCTAGCTTCTGAAACACCACCTACCCAGTTTCTACCGTAGTAGCCCATTCCGCAGCTAGGGTCGAAGGTAGTTACACCTGCTGGTTTAGTAGATGTTATCGACCAAGAACCAGAAGAGAACTTAATAGGAGGATTACCAGCTTGAAAGCCGTATATTTGTTTATTGAAGTTTACAAACTGCCAGTCTGAATCAGTACCTGCTGTAAATGTAGCAGTCCAAGGTGTATCAGGTGTAGCAAAGTCAACGGTATAAATCTTAGTACCTATCCCTGCACATATCTTAACAACAGAACCAGCAGTGTGTTCTATTATAGAACCTATCTTCAGAGGAGCTGACGAAGTACCATCAGTGTTAGCTAAGACAAGCTGCTTTAATCCTTTTCTAAAAGAGATACGACCTGATTCTCTGAGAACAATATTCTCTGCTCTCACTAACCAACTAGGGTCTAACGTAGCAGGGTTGTCCTGAGTATTAAGACCATTAAGTCCTATATTATCAAGCGGTGTATATGAGAGTTGTTTAGCCATTATTTAACATACCATTCACTTTCATATTGAACATTACCACTATCCAATATAACAGCTTGATTGATAGATTCAGATACTTCCATGGCTATTACACCAGTATTAGTACCACCGTCTTCACCTCGCTCCGAAACAGCTCTAGCCCAAGCACCTAAGACAACAGGTTTAGTAGGAATCTTTAGCTTAGTAGAGGCAGTCTTCAGTTCATCTTGGAACTTAACAATGTCAAAGGAAATAGTTTGTATTGAATCAGGTTTAGGTTCTAGGTCTACTTTAAGGTTGCTATCTGAATCCGCACCGTTGAAAGCATAGTACATAGGTTCACCTGTGTTCTCAGTAGGATATAAGGTTGAGTTGATGTATTGTCTAGAGACCTGAACTAACTTACCACCTGTAGCTTGATTAGTAACATCAATCAATTTAATCTCTTGTCCAGAGCTTAGGTTGTAGTTTCTAGTACCAGATACAGTAGTAATAGCTTTAGTCTCACGAAGGACTAACCAGTCGTGATACGATTCTACATTACGTTTAGAGTCATTAATCAGTGAGCCAATAACCTTCTGATAGTCAGTTACTGTTGAGCTGTCATTGATATTTCCCGACCAATCGGTAGCAATGGTTTCCTCTCTCAACCTGATTAGGACTTCATTAATAAGTTCTCTAAAGGTCATAGGAGTCTCCGTTTGTTGACATTATAATACATTTTTAATACCTATATTCAATTACATTTACAGTCACATACCAAGGGTTGTGGCTGAGGTTGTGACATTTGCATCATATTCATAGGCATACTAGCCCAGTCTGCAAAGAAAGCATACGAAGCAGTAGTCAGTGTTACACCTATTACAAAATACAACAACGCACATTTACTCATTTCTTCATCCTATGGTGAACGTACCGCCACACAGGGCTATTGTTAGTTCCAAAGTTAATCATCATTCTTCCGATACTAGTGAAGAAAGGTACAGCTAAGTTAGTTATCAACAAGAACGCTATAAATCCATACAAGGCGTTCATAAACAAAGAGTCAGCAATGTATGCTGCTGATTGTTCTTTCGTCTCTATCTGGTCAATCTGAGGCTCTTCAGGTAGAACTTCATCAACACCAACACTAACAGCTAAGTTAGCAACAGCAGGTATAGGCCCTGCAATGGCATAGGTAACAGCAGTGGTAGCGCCTGTCTTGACTATGTTGTTAAATTTCAATGAGTTACAGCCTGCTGCCAACATAAGGGCAGAAATTAGAGTTATTAATAATAATATTCTAATGAAGAAGCTCATCACATCTTAGTCCACTTCTCTATTTTGGTAATAAAGAAATTACAGAAGTATTTGATTTTATTAAGGATAGTCAATTTCATATACTGACCCTTACTGTTTCTTACTTTTTGATTTGTTCTAGCCATTCCTATCTCCTAACTACATAATAAATAAGGATAAAATAACCAACAATCTGCGATAAGAACTATCTCATATATCGGTGTCACTTGCCAATCCGCATGTGTTTCCATATTTGGTCAATCTTAGTACCTTGAGACCTTATTTCGGTCTTAATGTCCGCAACATCACCATGAAAGTCCTCTTTCAATACGAATTTCATAGGTAAATCACTCTTACACGAGTTCATATTCTTCTCTAAATCTTTAATGTCTCTCATTATTGACTTAACAACACCGCCTGTTATTGCAGACAATATTGAGACAAATGCTAAAACTATATCTGCAACTTCCATTCATAATCCCTTATCTATCTACTTCGGTTAATGTTAATGTCGTGTAGTTTTGGTTTGAAGCCCAAGTCTTTAATGAGCCTCTGTTGCCTAAGTTACTTGCTGTTCTGTTTATATCGTGGCTACCATTAACTGTTGTTGTTCCGTTGTAAGACCTACAAGTTACTTCAAATTGAACTGTGTAAGTAGAGCTAGCGGAAACTCCTGCGTTACCGATAAAATCTAGGTATTTATGGTGGTGAGAGGTCGCAATATCATTGGAACTATTAGCCATAACACCGCCATCATAACCTGAGTTTCCTAAGTTATACCAAGTGCCCCCATTAACTCTTACATTTATGTTTACATATAAACCGCCCCAACTAGTAGTGTTATCTCTAGCAGGCACTCTTAGATACATATCAACAGCTTTACCTGCTTGGATTGTTCTAGTAGAGAAAAGTTTTAATACAGAGGCATTACCATTACCGAATGTCCTTGAAGATGTGTAAGATTGAGTATAGGTTTTACACGGTGTTGCAGACGCTCCTGCAGCACCTGCCGGTCCTGTAGCACCCGTAGCACCCGTAGCTCCCGTAGCACCATTACTACCTGCAGCACCAACTACAGTTGTGGGAATACTAGCTTTAGATTGCCATACACCTTTACTAGCTCTCCACTTCCAACGTCTACCGTCAGAGTGCGTTCTAATATAGCCTTCAAACAAACCACTTGTAGGAAATCCCATCTAAGCCTCCTTTAGTTTTTCTATTTCTTGTGAGAGTTCTTTTACTGCTTCAATAAGGACAGCAGTTAACTTTTCATAATCCACTGTCTTGTATTCTTCCGTCACTCCTTCCTTGTATGAGATAGGAGCAATACTAACAAGCTCGGGCAAGACCTTTTCTACTTCTTGTGCATTAACACCGACTTGTCTTCTGTCGTTATCATAGCCTAACTTTTTAGCTGTTTCGTTCTCTGTAAAGTAATAACCACCTAAGCTGTTAATCTTATCTAACGCATTAGGTATATTGCCTTCAAAGTTCTTTAATCTTTCATCTGAGTAATAAGCTGTTACACTACCTGTGGCGATAAGATTTCCGCCATTGATAACAAGGTTTGTAACAGTTTCAGTTCCTGAGAATATATGTGCGTTACCACCGCCAAAAGACTGCGAATCTGCATGGTAGTATCGGTAATAACCAATCTGAGTGCCTGAACCGTGGTCAGTAATATCTAAACCAACTCCACCGGAATTGGTAGTGGAGTTTATTTTAAGCACACCACCATCACCTTTCAAATGGAGTTTAGCAGTCGGGGATGTGATACCAATACCTACTCTTTCACTACTATCAATAGAAATAGCAGTAGCATCTGCAGCACTCTGAATACCTGCTACACCTGTATTAAAAGCACCATGTGAGATTTGAATCCAAACCCCTGTTTGTCTTTGATACAGAATATCGTCATCTGTATCCATCCACATATCACCGTTAGAAGGTGAGCTTGGTGCTGCAGAAGACTCTGTGTAAGCTGAACCTGCTTGTACTCCTGTTAAGTTAGAACCATCACCATTAAACGCTAAAGGTGTATTATTCGTGAACACAGTACCACCAGGGTCTGATGTTTGTTGTGTAGTAGAGTAGTCAGTGTACCAAGTTCTAGTACAATTATCGCTAGACTGAACACTAACTTGTTCTATGTAGTCAAACTCTTGCCATGCTGGGGTATGGGCCCAAACTTCCACTGTTGAACCTGACACAGTATATTTAAAGTAATTTATACTGTGGGGGTTAGTAATGCCATTAAACACAACAGTAGCATCTTTAATATCAGGAACAGTGTCACCGTCCGAGTGTACTCTAATATTTAAATCACCATAGTTGTATCTGCTTGTCCACTTTACATTAGCGTTATAGTCATTGTAAAGGCCTGTGACTACAATCGTTACTAGTTTATGCCAATATGCAGTACCAGAGTCTCCGTAACCAAGTCTTGTCCAATTACTATTCCA